CTCTCATTTATGCTCATATTATTTAATAAATTTAAAATATAATTTTTATCTTCCATAATATATTTACCCCTCATAAAGTCTATAAATGCTAAACTGTCTTTTCGCTTTATTATTAATAGTTCAATAACATTTTCAAAATGTTTTAAAGTAGCATTAAACTTTTTAACTATTCGTAATGGAATAATTCCAATACTTGTTATAGGAACACGACAATTATGGAATAAATGCCCTAACTTACCACAATTGTTGCAAAATACTTGTTTCTTAATACTCATAATTAGCGTTAATAGTTAGTTAAACTATTAACGTGTTATTGTTTTATATTTATTTAAAATAGACATTTAAATCGGATTTTAAAATATAATAACATAAATAACATATATATAACATATATATAAAATGGATTTAAAAGAACTACGAAGTTATAGAATTCAATTTGAGCAACCATTTTATAATTCAAATGGGTTAGGTATATCATTATTTGATTTGTTTATGACATTTTTTATTGCTTATTTAATTGAACCATTTATAAGAGTATATACTAGACTAAATAGACAAGCATATTATTTAATATTATTACCATTAGGAGTATTTAGTCATATATTAACAAATCAACATACATTCTTAAATGGTAAACTATTTGATAGTTCAATTAATTTATATAAAGTTATAATGCTAATTATAATAATAAAATTAATATATGAATTAGGCAAGAGTTTTTATGTTAAAAATACGCATTAGTTTTATAAGTGTTAGTTATAAGTTATGCCTACTAATTTAAACAATAATGTTCTAAATCCTACAATATGGGGTCCTCATTATTGGTTTGTATTATATACAATTGCACTCAGTTATCCTAATAATAGCAATGATTCAACAAAAAAGAAATATTATGACTTTATAACAAACTTACCTTTATTTTTACCAATTAGTGATATTGGAAATGTATTTAGCCGATTTTTAGATGCTTATCCTGTTACACCATACTTAGACTCCCGCGAGTCATTTATAAAATGGGTTCATTTTATACATAATAAAATAAACACTTATTTAGGAAAACCCGAAATAACATATTACGAAGCAATGAATAAATATTATGAAAACTATAAATTGCAAGAACTAAAGAAAAATGACGACCGTAAAAATAAACAAAAATACATTTTTGGAAGCTTGGTAGTGTTATTAATATTAGTAATAATTGCAATAACTATTAAATATTAATATAATTATTATATTTATTATATTTAATTAACTATAATAAATAACATTAGCTATGAAATTAGAATTACTTATATTAACTATAACAGGTTTTGTATTGTTAAATACATATTTTGAAGGTAAATTAATACAAAAACTTAAAAGTTACGAAAAATATTATAAAATGGGATTAATTGCTTTTGTTGGATTATGCATATATTTATTTATTAAAAAAAATCCCGCAAATTATAAAGATTTTGTTCATAATACAAATGGGTATATTAAATATTTACCAATAGATAGAAATACAGCAAGCTTTATAACTCCTATTATTGATTTTACATCTAAATCAATAAGTAACGAATTAAACAGCAATTATAATTTAAGTAATGGAACAAATATTAGAGAGTCTCAAAATTTACATAGGTCAATTAATACTAATTTGACAAAACAGCAACAAAAAATATTACAATCAGGAAATACTTCAACAAAACGAAGCGTGAGCGAAACAAAAAAGAAATATGTGGCAGCATCACAAAATTGGCATTGTAAAGACTGCCAAAAACAATTACCAGCATGGTTTGAAGTAGACCATGTTATTAAACTAGAATATGGTGGCTCAAACTCTATTACTAATTTAGTAGCTTTGTGTAGAGATTGTCATGGCAAAAAAACAGCATTTGAAAACTTATAATCAAAACTTATAATATTGTTTTTAACAAACTTAGTAATTTATATTACTAATTTATATTACTAATTTATATTATTAATATTATTTAATATGGCACAAATATTAAAAACAAGTTATAGCTTGGTTAGTACCATTTCAGATAAAACAGTGGCATTTCTTAAAAATAGTCTAAATATTTTTCTTGATACAATAGTTAACGGAATAAAATTTAAAAAAAATGAAACAGGTAGTTATGTATATTATTACTATAAATACATAACTGTTATATTAATAGCTCTAGTATTTGGACTGCTATATTATTTAAATACGTATCAAAATTTATTTGGAATAAAAAATACACAATATGAAATATTAGGAGCTCTAATATTATTAGGTATTGGAATCTTTTATTTTCTTTTTTTAGTATTTAGAAATAATAACAATAGCACAATTTTTGAAGATGATAGACTAAAACTAGACAATAACGCACAAAAGAATTTAAGTTCTAATAGTTATTATGATACAGATTATAATGTAGATAACAATAGAATCAAAGACACATATACAAAACCATTATTAACGTTGTTTATGTATATTGGGTTATTATTTTTTATATTAATAAGTGTATTATATATTGTTAATTATATATTGTATTCACAAAAAAATAGCAATTCATTTAGTATTACGCAATCAATTATAAGTTTAACAATTGTAGTTGTTATATTAGCAATTATTGCCGCAATTTTTTCAATAAAGTCATCAAATGCAAGTGAAGATTGCATTAATGAAGAAACGAGTTCGCTAATGTTTAATTACACTTGTATTATTAAAAAAGTAATTTTTTTCATACCTTGTTTATTGGTTATTGCTATTGATGAATTAAATAAAGATATTAAATTAACACCAAACGCTGTATATTTATTACTTTTTATTTTACTATTTCTTATAACATTATTATTTATTGTACCATTCTTATTTAATTATTCTAGAACATTAAACAAGAGCAGTTTATTAAAAGGAACAGGACCCTACTATTTAAACGAAATGAAAGTTATTGGTATTTATCAAAATCTTAATAAAAATGTTAATGCTAGCGTGGATGTTCCAGTACCAAAAAATGATGTTGAAACCATTAGTCATATAAAAAATCCCATTGATGCTTTGTTGAACAATTTAAATTTAAATAAAAAAGAAACAACAATATTTAGTACATCCGAATCTGACAGTTCAAAACTAATTAGTCCTGAAAGTAAAGAAGTAACCAAACAAACACAAGAAAATACTAGTGATACAAAAGGTTACAATTTTAAATTATTTAAAAATGATTATAACGGTGTTTACAATATAAAAACAAGTTTTTATGACCCACCCACAGTTGTTAAAAAATTTCCATATAATTATTCATACAGTATAAGTTTTTTTGTGTATATTAATCCACAACCATCAAATACATCAGTTGCTTATAATAAAGATACTGAAATATTTAATTATGCATATAAACCAGTAATATATTATAATGGAAAAACACAATCTATTATTATTAAATCTAGAACATTAAATAATAAAGGAGACCAATTAGATACTATATATGAAGGAAAAAATATAAAACATCAAAAATGGGTGTTTTTTGTTATTAATTATGATAATAATAATATTGATATTTTTATAGATGGCAAATTGGTTGGTTCAAAAAAAGACGTAACCCCATATTTTAAAGGCGACAAAGTAACAATAGGAGAAAATGAGGGAATACATGGAAGTATAAAAGAAATAAGCTATTATGATAGTATTAAAACTCCTCAAACAATTGAGCTATTATATAATTTATCGGGAAACAAATAAATCAAAAACCAACAATGTTTAGTTACTATTTTATATTTAAAATATTAATATATTAATATATTAATATTTTAATATATTAATATTTTAATATGGGAGTATTTAATATTATTATTGTTGTAATTTTGATTATTGTGGTAATATGGGGACTTCGCAATTTGTTTTTTAAAACAAACATAATTTATGATGCTATGTGCGATGCAGCAGCTCCAGTATCATTGCAAAATACAGTTACTTCAATGTTTGTATCAAATAATAATGTAATAATGGCAAAAGATATACCAGAAAATAATTCATCTAATTTTACACTAAGTGTTTGGTTTTATATAGATAATTGGGGAAATAACATATCAAATGAGAAAAATGTATTGTATATGTCAGTGGATTCAAGTGCTCCAACATTACCAGAACTATCTTCAGTATTAACCGGTCTAAGTACTAAAGTAGAAAAAGATATTAGTATAAATCAACTTAAACCTAAAAATATTAACATTGCTTTAGATAAATATGAAAATAATTTATTAATTGATATTGAAACATATTTAGACAAAAATTCCGGGTCTAATTCTAGTAGCGCGAATGCCAATAAAAGAAATTATACAAGATATAAAATACCAAACATTCCTGTTCAAAAATGGAACAACTTAACATTAAGTGTTGATGCAAGAACATTAGATGTATATTTAGATGGAAAATTGCGGAACTCATTTATAATGCATGGATTATATAAAAATTATTATAGTACAAGTGAGAAAAAAAATATATATATAGGAAATATGTCTCAAGGCACTAATGCTTCAAATAATAACGGTACAAATAGCGGATTTGAAGGCTATATTACACGAATTCGTTATGAAAATGATTCTATAAATCCACAAGAAGCATACAATATTTATAAAGAAGGAATTGATAAATCATTAGCAAAATCATTATTTAATAAA